TCACAAAAGAGAAATCAGCGCGATACATCATCGCATTGATGAAATCAAAGATGACACGCGTACATCCATTGACAAACTTGAAGGAAAGATTGATGCTATCCAAAATCAGAATGTGACCATAGCTAAGAACCTTGCGGAATTGACAGGTTACATAAAAGCTAAACACTAAAAATATGGCAAGCAAGTATGTTCAAGTCTATGAAGAAATATACAACGGCAATGGAGTGATTAACGAACGTGTAAGAATGGTAATGCAGAAGCATTCTGTACCACTTACATTCAAATCATTTCTGCGTATGTATCAGGCGTGGCGCAACCACAACTACGGTGGCGAAAAGTTACAAGACCATGTTCCCGATGTCAGGAAAACGATACAGCCTACCGGGCAGCTTGACAAGTTGAAGTATTCACTAGGTGCATTTGATGAGATAGTGAATGAGTTAAAGCCTGATGTCAATACGTTTGACCTGCCCGCATCACTTGAATCCAACTACCAACCTTACAAGCTACCAATAAATCACAACGACATACTGCTGTTAAGCGATATCCATGTGCCCTATCATAACATACCAGCGTTAACGCTTGCGTTGAAATATGGCCTTGAGAATAACGTAAACACGATACTGTTGAATGGTGATGTTATCGACTTCTATGCCATCAGCCGATTTGAAAAAGACCCGCGCAAAAGAAACTTCGGCCATGAGGTATTGATGACCCGTCAATTTTTAGGCACACTGCGCAAACTATTCCCCAACGCTGCGATATACTACAAGTGTGGCAATCACGATGTGCGCTATGACCACTACATCATGCGCAATGCTCCCGACCTTTTAGGCATGAATGAATTCAGTTTTGAATCGCTTATGCATTTAGATCAACTCAACATCACGTTCATTCCTGACAAGCAAATCATCCGTGCCGGGAATCTTACCATACTACACGGGCATGAACTAGGTGCGTCTGTATTCAGTCCTGTAAACATCGCACGTGGTTTGTTCTTGCGTGCTAAGGACAATGCGCTGTGTGGTCATCACCATCAGGCGAGTGAACACAGTGAACCAAACATAAACGGAAGGTTGACAACGTGCTGGAGTGTGGCGTGCTTGTGCGAGCTGCATCCTGACTACATGCCTATCAACAAACATCATCACGGCTTTGCGCATATCAAAGTAATGGACACAGGTGAGTTTGAGGTGAGCAACTACCGCATCGTAAACGGCAAGATTAGATAATGAAAAAGCCCCCGACGTTTCAGGGGCTAGTCCAATCAATAACATAAAAACAATTTAGAATCTAATCACTGCGGCAAATATACACTATGAAACGCAAACCACATCCGAAAGTAGTACATCGTAAACTTGGACGTGAGCGGGCTCATGGTTTGTATTTGAATAACGTGATAGAGATTGACCCTACGCTAGCACCAATGCGCTACATGATTGTACTCATTCACGAATATCTTCACCACATTCAACCTGAATGGAGTGAGGAAAAGGTGGATGCGGAGGGCGAGGCATTGGGCAGGTTTCTTTGGAAACAGGGCTTTCGCAAGGTGCAGCAATGATGCGCCCACTGCTAAGGATTAGGAACCTATTCAAAACTTATCGGATATACCGGATTCAACTAATTCAGTCGCTAGCCATTCGCGCATCTTACCAACTAACTCGTACTGGTCTTCGGTAAGGTCTTGATACTTTTCAAGGCTGCGCAGGTGCTGCCTGAATTCATCAATCATGTCAAAGTATTTCACACCATTGATAGCGCAATCAAATGCGTGCTGGTCATCGCGTAGATCAAACGTTAGTGTTGCTTTCATCTTGTTCGGTTTTATTTGGTAATCCTGCTTTGCAATCTTTATAGCCTTGATTGTATGAATCATGTATGTGGTTCATTTCAATCGTTTGTGCTGCTACTAAGAATCCTTCCATTTGTGCCCATGTCATTTGTATGGCTTGACCTTTAAACTTTCGTTTAAGTACAAGGTGTAGTCTACGGATTGCGGTTTCTTTTTTCTCTTGGTTCATAGTGGCTTGTATGTTTTGCCTGTTGCAGGATTATATATTACTGTTGTTCCAGTGCCTTCTTTGCATTGCGGTCCTTTCATTTGCTCACGTTCCACATTTAGTAATTCAGACATCGCACGAATAAAATCCCTACCCTTGTTGGTGTGAACATCAAACAAACTTGGTTCATGTTCTTCGACAACTCGCATTGCCTTTTGTAGTAATGTTAATTCGCTCATTCGCTTTTTGTTTTTATTTTCGTTTTGCGTTTCTAAATATTTTTTCAGTACTTGGTACTAATCGGTTTTTGTGAAATTCTGCAATTAGCTGTTTAACTTCTAATGCTTGGTTTATTCGTTTAATTGTCCTTCTAATTCGTGCATCATCCGCTTCATCAGTTGGCATATCGGATAAATATTTATGCCGGAGTAGGCGTAATTCATCTACGCTAAACTGACTGAGTTGCTTTCGGCTGAGTCCCATTGAGTTTTAGTATTTCATTTTTTACATGGTGGTAGTATGCCTTGACTGAGTAGAACTCACCTGTGCCTTCAAAGTCTTGCATGATTTCACTAGGTGCGTTAACCAGTGCTTCATCTACGCAATGCAGTGCGGCGTTGATAGCTTTGATATGCACCTCAGCTAGGTTGCCTTCCTGCTTGCCATTCTCGATGATGTCAAAATAGTTCGAGTACAGTTGCCATGCCTTTTCCTTTGCTTTCATTGTTGAGTTTATTGATTAGTTCTATAACCTGCTCTTTGTTGTAGTAGTGCTGCATTGAATTGCGTACGTGTTCTTTGAGTTGATCTGTGGTCATGGCTTATCTTTTATTTCCAAATAAAACCCACATTCGATTTTCTTTTGGTGCATAATGCAGTACCACTTTTTTTTCAGCCTCAGCACATTCATGGTATTGCGCATATTCCAATAAATATATACTATCAAATTCCCATCTATACTTATGCTGACATAATCTTTCATATAAGCATTGAGACCTGCCCGCATAAATCACTTCCTTATTTTTTATAAGTAAATAAACGAAGAACCTTCCTCTTACTTTGCCAAGTACTTTTGAAATATCACTCCACTGTATTTGATATTCACCTATTGGATATCCAAATGGACAAATCAATTTTTCTAAGGCTTCTGTATTTGTCATAGTGCTAAGGTATTAAGGTATTCACGCCACATCGGTACACGCTCCTGAAGCTTTGCGATTGCATCGGCATCAAACTCTACAACCTTTTCATGTATGCGGTCTTGCACTGGAATATCATACACCCACTCGCTAAGGTCGGTTTCAAGATTTGCATCCGGGTAATCATTCAGGAATTGCTTCATGTCATAAATCATCGAACGCTCAATGCCTTGCGCTTTCTTTAAGAAGTTCGGGTCTGACTGTGCATCGATAAGATTCATACGGCGTGCAAGCTTGTACTTTTCATCGTTAATCATTTGCAATGGTGCGTTGACTAGGACAAAGCAGAACGTAGCACGCGGCGCACCTGTTAGCCACATGTAGGCTTGGCCTTGCCAAAAGTAATCCTTGCTCAGGTCGTTTGCTTTTGCATCGTGGAATGTATAGATGTCCCATGACGATTTGATGTCAGGCACATTTACAACTAGGTCGGTCTCATCATCTTTGATAAGCAAGTCAGGTGTGCCCTTCACAAACTCATTCGTAAACATCTGCTCATTCTTGAAAACGATTTGTTTGCGCTCACGACGCCACATGTCTATCGCATCATTTTCAACGGCCAAACCTTTCTCGATGTACTTGTTGCTGATTTCTTTGTAACGCTTGTACTTCTGCTGCACATAGACCTCCAGCAATGCGCTCTTTGTTGTTTCGCTCAAACCTGTTTTGGTTCGTGCATCCGTCATCAACTTACCTAGTTGTGACGCTCTGAATAATACTTGTTCCATTTGTTTTTGTGTTATTGATTTGACTGCTAATGTAGCAGAAGTTCGGAAATCCCGAACAACTGCCACATCTTTTAACATTTACACGCCTTCGCTGAATTGACGCATCTCATCCCCGCGATCAATAAGAAAGTTGCGGCGGTTGTTTAGTTCATTGTAAACCTGTGCGAGCACTTCGCTGCTGCATGCCTTTTGGATGCGTGTGCAGTCCATTAGCGTCTCGGCGTTGTTGATTAGGTCCAGCACATAGGCAACATCTTTATCACCGCCCTGTGGTAACTTGCCTTTAAGATTGAATGCTTTGTATACGTCTGCATTCTTACGGTTAAGGTCACGGCCAAACAACTTACCAAAGGACTGCGCTGCATTCTTAAGGCATTCCGTTTTGAGTTTAGGAAAGGCAAGGTCTAATGCGTTCGGCTTTTTGTTGTCTGCATTCAACGCCCATCTGTTACGCTCTACGTTGTCAAGGTTCTGAGGTGCGCGGTCAACCATGATGATGATGGACGCTGCCCCCGTGCGACGTATCTCATAGCCGCTGATGGGATGTATTGCAATAAGGTCGATGCTGCCTACTACTTCATTTGCCATGCGCTCCCATCTAAAGTTCTCAGTTCGCCAATGGCCAAAGAACATTTCATCTAGCGTGGTCTCAACGTGTGAGATGACCAGCGTTTGTGCTTTGAGGTCGGGAGTCTTTTCAATACCGGCTACATCGGGTGTTGCGTTGAGCATCTGCTGGAACTTCTGCAATGCTTCAAGATTGTCTTTGTGAATACTGTTGTTCATGTTATTGATTTTAGGATTTAAAGATACGGATTAATAGCGCATTAAGCAATCATTCAACTCTTGACAATAGTTAAGAATTGCAAAAAAGATTGCGGTGTAGATTAGATACTTGATGACTTTACTTGCTTTCATGTTTTTAAATTTAAGGGTAAATGCGCGTTACAGTCGCGCCCCTGTTTTGATTATTTTTGATTGTAACGAATCAGACACTTTTTACAACACTGTTCAGGATATTTTTCAGCCCAAAATTTAAATTCGTTCTTGTCATTATTTCCGATTCCTGAAGTTCTGCGGTTGCATGCAGTACGTGAACCATTTCTAAGATGTTGCTTTTGCATTGAACCTCCTGCTGTAATAATCATTGTCTCGTTGTTTTTGTTATTGTTCCACAAATATAGGGTGCAATTTCTTGCACCACCAAAAGTAAACTGTTAAAAATTGTTAAAATTTCAAACGGTTACAGATTGTAACCACCTCACGCCCACGAATAGCTGCCGTAGTTCGGGAACAGTTCGAAGTAAACACGCATCATAATGGCATCTGCATAGTCAGGTGACTTGCCATGCATGCGCGCTATCTCGTCTTTACTGATCACTGCAAGTTTGCCATCGGCCTCGGGCTGCCTACGGCGTATCATATCCAGTTCTTGGATGATAACATCACGGAACTGATTCACTTTGAAAATAACCTTGTTCTGCTCAATCAATTCTGCGAGCTTGAAATAGCATTCCGCTTTTTGGTTGGTGTATCGGTCTGGTTGCTTAGCACGCCCACCGTTAAGAAAGCCCCGGCACTTGAGCGTATCTACTACACCACCACCTACTCCGTCCTCATCACAAATCACATTGCTTAATCGGATAGCATGCCTGTCGCATAGTTGGCGAATGGTGCTAACAACGGCCGTAATTGGTTGCTTTCGCAGTTCGTGTATCTCCATCAGATGCAATCCATGCCACACGCAAATGACACTTCTATCTTTTCCTAGTCGTGCAATGTCAGCACTGATGTACTTATCACCTTTGCTTTCCTCATCCCGAAAGCAGCGCACAAGGTCATCGTATTGGTAAAGGTTGTCTACGGACTCATCATACTCCCAATCTCCATCCAGTAGACGTCTTCTGTCCACCTCAGGCAACATGCGCAGCGTTTCAATGTACGACTCGGGTAAATGCGGATTGTCATTTGGCAATGATTGTATGAACGCAAGATGTTGCGGTAGGTTTTGCGTCTTATACGGGGCGTAGAACT